ACCCACATCGGAGCGAAGATTGATATCGCGACTCCAGGTGTAGGTGAGCAGCGGTTCATTCACCACGGGGTCCAGGCGTTCAAGCTGGGAAACCAGAAAGGCGCCCGTGCTGTCGATCGTCTGGCGATCATAGGTGCGCGCAACGCCCGTCCGGCCGGCGAAGCTGTCGGCCGTGGCCGCGCCGCGCATACGGCGCCGCGTGGGAAGCATGTGGCATGGCGTGTTCAATGCCTTCAAGATTGAAGGATCATTGTAGCGCGCATCCAGGATCGCGGGCCGTGCGCCCATCCCGGCCGTCGCCAAGGCCATGCTGCGGAATGCGAGGGAAGATTTCATGTTCTGATTGCCCCTTAGATATTGATGGCGATTTCGGCGTTGCCGCTCGAATCGCATCCGCCCGTGAAATACCATTTGTCAGGAAGGGCCAGCGTATTGCCGCCCGACGCCGACGCCTCGAAACCGCCCAAAACGTGATTGCCGGCGCTGGCCGAATACCACACGTAAACCGTGCCATTCTTCTTCGGCGGCGCGGCGGCATAATTGGAAAGCGCCACGGTCATATAACCGCGCACCATGATATCCACGACGCCGGACTTCGGCGGAATGCCGGCGCCGAAGCCGCTATTCGTGGGATTGACGTTGCCGCCGTCCGATGTGGGATAGACGCGGACCAGGGCGCCATAAGCATCCGTGTCCGTGCTGTTGATGATACGGGCCTGTCCCGTCACGCTGTCGATCTGCACCGCAAGGCCATAGCTGGCCGGCGCGGTGGCGCCGAACGGCGTGATAAGCTGGGCTTCGATCGTGGACAGGCCGACGCCGCGGGAAGGCGTGCCGGGGATGCCCAGCGGAATACGGCGGATGTACGCGATATCGCGAGTTGCCACGCCGCGAAGCAATTTGGCCTTGAACGAACCGTTCTTGATCATGTGAAAAAGTCCCCTTTGCTTTCGCTTACTTGCTGGCCGTTTTGGGCGCCCAAAAATCGCGATGCGCCTTTTCCAGCGAATCGATCGTCAGCGGTGCGGCGCCGAAGTCGTCACGGGTAACACCCGCGCGAAGACCCTTGCCGGCCGCGTCATTGTTGCGGGCCGCGCGCATAACAGCGGCGCCGACAAAAATCGTGTCCACGGTCTTTGCGTTCATGCGCGCAAAGTCGGCGGTGCGGCCGTTCAGGAACGGTTCGATCGCGGCGCGGCCATCTTCGGTGCGATAGGCCACATCCAGAATCTTGCGCTTGCAGTTGCACATGCTGTCGCTGAACTTGGCGCGCGTGGGCTTGCTGTCCGTGGTGGGCATGTTCAGCGCGTGCCCAGGCGCCAGAACTTCGGCATGGCTGCGAACCGTCTGCATCACGCCGCGCATCGTGTCCGCATCCATCGTCTGCATCGCACGATCGCCGGTCTTGCCGCGCTTTTCTTTGCAATCGGCGCAATCGCAATCCTTGGGATGATCTTCGGAATCCGTGGTGGTTTCATCATCGTCTTCATCGTCGCCATCATCCTTCATGGCGTCGCGGACGATCTTCGCGATGGTGGCGGGCAAACCGTCCAGCGTCGTTTCGATCTTCTTGAAACGCGCGTCCGTGGTTTTGTCCTTGTCTTTGTCCTTTTCGTCTTCCTCGTCTTCTTTTTCGGCGTCCTGAACCAGCTTGGCGATCTGATCCTTGGTCATGGAATCCGATGTGGTGCCATTGAGCAGCGCCCGGAAACGATCAAGGAATGTCTTTTTGCTGCGAACCGCCATTGCTTTGTCCCCTATCGAACACCGTGCGCCGCATCTGCCGCGATCCACAAGTGCCACATGATTGCCGATAAAATTAAACTGCTTTGCGTGCCCCGGTGCGTCCTGTTCGTAGTCCGCATCATAGCCGCAAGATACTTCCCGTTTACCGCTTTGTACAGCCCGAATTGCGCCGGCATCCTTGATCAGCAAATCCGCCACGATACAATCGGAATATACGCCTTCGCCGCGCCGGACATTGTGCGTCGTGCCGATTTCATAGTCGCGGAAATTTGTCGGATCAACGCCTTCGGGCGGATGATCATCGGTAACTGATTTGCCTTCAAAGCTGGCCAATGCGCGCGGATGAAAAACATCGTCTTCATGCCGCGTTACGCGAATAATTCCATCATCCCCGGCGTCCAGAAATTCGCCGTTCACATGGATTTCGCCAGCGCCGTACAGCATCAAACCCGTGCGCGCGATCGGCACATTCTCACACAGCAAATAGCCTTCCGGCGTCATGGCCTGATTGTCGCCAAGTCGCTTTTCTGTGTGAAAGCCTGAGTCCTGAACCCAAATCTGGCGGCGCTTTGCCATCGGATTATTCCAGTGGAAGCGGCGTGCCCAAACCCGTTTCGATGTATAGCGAAGCGGTGGACGATGCTGTGATGGCCGCCAGATAGGTGAACAGCACGCCGAACGGACGCAGCGCGTAAACTTGGCATTTGCTGGCCTTAAGCCAGAATCCCGATGTGGTGGCCGTCACCGTGTTATCGATGCCGAATGCCAGATAAACATCCGCGGTGCCCTTGTTGCAGATCAAGGCGCTGGGACCGATCGACGGGAAGGCGACATTTGCGGATGTGCCGGTGACAGCAAGCGTGGCCGGCGCGGCGCCCGGCGCCCAATTCACGGTAGGGCTGGGCGTGGCCTGGGCGAATGCCGGGCTGGATAGGATCGCCAGTGCGGCGGCGATGGCAAGCTGTTTGAAAATCGTCTTCATTGTGCCCCCTGGGGATCAGGGTGGCGACGCCGAAGCATCAGCCACCCTATCGCCCGCCCCATGAACTTACGTCGCTGATTCGGTCCATTCCACAGTGCAGGACAGCGCGGCGCCCGACGCCAGCGAAGCCGCATTGGCATTCACGGCAAGCTGATCGGTGGCCGAACGCAAGATGGCCTGTTTGTCGCTGATCGAACCAAAGTCCTGAGTAAATGGCGTGCCCAGGGCGGTTGCTGTACCCGTGCCGACAAAGCCGACGCGGATCACGCCCACGGCCGTCCCCAGCGTCGGGTTCGCGGTATAAGCGGCAATGGTCGCAGCGGCGGCCACATCGGATTTATCGTGCGGGATCGCGGCTGGATTTGTGGCCGTGCCGCCCGTGTCCACGGTGGACCGTTTCACGATCTGCAAAAGCGTATTGCCCAGGGCCGTCGATGTGCCGGTGCATTGAATTTTGGTGACGCGGATCACCTTGTTCGCGGCGCCTTGGATGGTGAAAAGATCGGTGGCGCTGCTGGCCGGCGTCATGCCCACGATCGATGCGCTGTAAGTCGCGCGCACGCCTGGATATGCATAGACGGATGAACCGAAGTTCTGTGCCTTGGCCGGCATCACATCCGAACAGGCCAGAAGCAAAACCAGAAAGGCCAGCGCGTGAAGAAGGATCGTGCGGCCGGAAAGATTCGGATAAAGCGATTTCAGCATTTCAGTGCCCCTTGGTTCAAAACTTTGGAATGACAGGTTCGGGAAAGCATCGGCAATTATAGATCATGCCAGCGTGCGCCTTTTCGCCACTTTCGCCAGCAACGGGCGGACTGTCCCACGCGACATATTTTCCATCCAGCTTTTTATGTCGCGGCCGAACATCCGAATCCCCAGCGGTTCGCCAAATATACCCTTCCGAACCTATATGCTGTGCGCGGGCCATCGTCAATGCGGATGCGGTGCGGGCTGTCTCAGTTCTGGCGATCAGCGTCGCGCGACTGGCCGTAACTTTGCCCGTCGCTGCGATCTGATCGGCTATGGATTTGAACCGCGTGCTATCCGCCATCCCCTCTTGCGTCAGGCGGTGTACGCGAACAGCGGCTTCGGTGGGAAGGCTTGTGATCAGGCGTATTTGTTCTTTGACAAGATCGGCTTTCATCGCGGCCATCGGCGCTGTCGCCAGTTCTATTTTCAGCGCGTCAGACATGGTTTTTGCCGCGCGCTTCCAGGCTTGTACATCCTGAAAATCCACTTCCTGCACCACAGCCTTAGCCGTTTCTTCGGCCCATGGCGTGATCAGCTTTGCATATTCCGCCAGTGTCCGCGTGATACGCGACAGATAGATCGGATCGCCGGCCGGGTATGTGTTCACGATGCGACCCACTTCACGGGCGATCGCGCGTAGCTTCATCGCATAGCGGCGTTCTGCACCCTGGCCCTTCTTGAATGGGCCGTGTGTGTCTTTGGCTTTTTTCCGGCGCTGATCATACCAGCCGCCCTTCGGCTTTTCCTTTTCAGCCATTGGCGGGCGCGGCCATCCCTACGCCTTTGACGCCATCGGGAATGAAAATCTTCGCATATTCCACGGTAGGCGAACGGCAATTAGGCGACACGATGCGATGATCGGACGATATAGCTTCCTGGACGAACAGCTTCATCCACAGGCCGGCGTCCTGATTGGGCTGGCGCGATTGCACATAAACCGATCGTTCGGCTTTCTGGCATCCGCATTTGTATTTTACTTCGATCATCGTTTAGCCCTTGCTAGGCTTGCTGAAACAGATGCCGATGATCGCCGCAAATGGGACGGCCGGGATCAGTAAAATCCAATAACTCATGCCGTCCCCCCGCCCTTTTTGCTTTCATCATTTTCGGGATCGTCCCCGCCTTCATCGCCGCCTGGGACTTTCTTTCCGCCGCTTGCCGGATCGCCTTCGCCCCCTTCGCCCCCGGCCGCTGCAAGCGCATCAGCCGCCGTTGGAATGTCTTCTTCAGCATTCGCGATATCTT